TTAGTTTATACTTGAGTTCAGGAGTAAAAGATTGGGAAGAATATAAACTCATGGTGGGAAAGCACCATGCCTACAACGAAATAAATAATGAACTTATTTTGTTGCTAAAAAGAATGGAGCATGACGATGAAGGAGTCGATAATTGACAAACTTCCTAAGCCTACAGGGTGGAGAATATTAGTTCTACCTTATAAAAGGAAAGAGAAAACAAAAGGCGGTATAATTCTTACCGATCAATCTTTAGAAGAATCACAAATAGCAAGTAGCATTGGTTTGGTTTTAAAAGTTGGACCAGATGCTTATAACGATAAAGATCGTTTTCCAAACGGTGCTTGGTGCAAAGAAAAAGATTGGATTATTTTTGGAAAATACGCAGGTTCAAGAATAAAAATAGAAGATGGAGAGGTACGATTAATGAATGATGACGAAGTCTTAGGGGTTATTGATGATCCTGAGGATTTCCTGGACATGT